CCTCCCCATTTAATATCAGGGTATGCCTCAGAAATAATATCTTTAGTGACTTTATATTTATCCTGAAGTTTTTTATCCTTAACAAGAATCATAAGTTCTGCTTCTAGAGGATGAAACCCCTTCAACATGTTGATAAAAATTGTTTCCTTTTTAACTTGAGAAATGGTATTGCTTCCGCCTTTACAAAACAAATAGAAATTCTGATACTCATTTCTAATAGAAGATTTAGCAGACTGTTCAGCAAATTCTTCTGTTCCATAATAACCAGTTGTTTTCATTCCTTCATTCTTTGTTTTACTTTCAATCATATCACTAAGATTTCCAGCAATCTTAGTTTGATCGCCAGGATCAGCATAAGGAACAGGCCCTGAAGGAAGAATACTAGTTACTGAATCGTCAAAATTCATAATAAAAATTGTAACAAGAGCAGCATTTCTATATTCTTTTAGAATTTCAATTTTTTTGGATTTAGTTCTTTGCTTAGAAACTAAATCCAAAATTTCATGTTGAAATGGATTTGCTTGAAGTTTAGGAGTTGGTCTACTCGTCGTCGCCGTCTTCTGTGTAGTCGTCATAATTGTTTTCAAATCTTACTGCTAAAATTTCATCTGGTATTACATTACCATTAATATCAAACATCTCTGGATGTGTAATAATAGGTGCTGTGTTGTAAAAATGCTCCCTTGCTAGCCATCCTACCACACCACCAACAAAAAAGAACATTATTGAAATAAGAGTGCTGATCGTTAGAGTTACTGCTAACATTTTCTTTCTCCAGAGAGTTTACTTTTTTCTAATATCTAAGTAAAGATTCAGATGTAGAACAATCTCTCTTCGGAAAAGAGAAACCATCTTACCAAACTTTACTTGAAAAGTCTTTGGTGCTTCTGGTTTGCTCCTCCTATTACGTAACATTAATTCAAATCCCCTATTAATCTGGGGTTCTGATTTATTTAGTTTTCTTTCTTCGCCCTGGTCTTTTGTCATGACTATACTTCCAAGCATCTTCTAAGATGCTATACAAATAATTTTTAATTTTTCTTGCTTGTGGTTTAGGAATGTGCCCATATGCTTCACGAAGCATTTTGTGATTATTATCAGATCCACCCTCAAGATATTCTTCCAGTTCGTTTACTAAATCAGAAATTTCTACAGAAGTTTCACTTGAAATAAATTCTTCGATCTGTTTTCTAGTCACACTCCTCAACTTTAAATAATCGTAAAACTTTAATACAAATTTATTTTCAAAAGCAAAATCAATTGCTTGATCGACATCAAAGTAAACTTCGTGAAAATTGCTATCCATTAATCATTTTATTTTCGGAAAGGTATCTAACAGTCTCGGTACATCCACCGATCAATTCATCGTTTAAGAGAACTCTAGGAAAGGTAGAACCATTTCCAAATTGAGAATAAAATTCTTCTCTATTAAAATCAGTATTCAATTTTTTAACTTCATATTCAAAGTTTCCCAATTCTAATACTCTCTCAACTTTTGAACAATAAGGACAACCGTCCTTAGAATAAACTGTAAATTTCATAGTAAATAAAAAACTGAAAGTTATTTATGAGTGTTTTGCTTTTAAATCGGGATTTGGTTGAGAAGGAACTACGGGATTACGACTTACATTCTTAATTACAATAAAAGCATCCTTCTGATAAGAAACTGTACCAAAGGGTTTTGCCCATTTTGCATTGGCATCTGGATGAGTTGCTGTTCCTGTCACAGCAACTCCACCAATATCCACCGATAGTTCGTCATCACGATCCCATCCAAGTTTTTCAAGAGCAATTGCAAATTGACCAAGCATATCATTACTTGGATACTTTTTTTCCGTCATTGTTTTCAATTCTTGGTTCCTCATTATACAATGGTTTACTTGGTCTGTAAAGTTGGGGCCAAGTGTCACGAATAATTTCTGCTAGTTTGTGTGGCGTTTCTGTTGTAATCATTATCATTCCAATGTCTTACTGCGTTGGCAACAATAGCAATATTAGTGATGAGATAAGTGATGAATATAAAAGTCCGTACAATAGCAATGACATCTGCTTCTCTGTCACATTTAGACCCCTTTTCTCCAAGTGCTTTTGCCCAAATTCTCCAAAGGGTTCTTTTCTTTTTTGACATACATCATTTTACAAAATACATACGACGACGATACTGCTCTCCAGGACAGTTTTCTAAATGCTCAATCTCTTCATCTGGAAGGAAATTTACTCCACCGAGAAGTTTAGCACCGATAAAAATTTCAGCAGACTTCTCACACATTAAAGTCGCAGCAGCACAATCTTTTTGGTAAGGTGATGCTGTAATGATACCATGATTCTCTAGAAGAATCAACTTAGGGAAGTATCCATAATACTCCACAAACTCTCCAACATACTTCTCTACATTTTGGAGTAGACGCGCACCAGGAGGAGCATAGGGAACTAAACAGGATACAACACCATTCCTTACAATTTGGTCTGGAAACCACCTCTGACACGCAAAGTCATTGACCGCAGGAGAGCAGAGTATCTGTGTAGTTTTTGGTGGATGCGTATGAGCAATATAATTAATTTCTGCGAAGTGCTTCATAATCCATGCATGGAATAGCACTTCAATACTTGGTTTCTTTTGATTTGGATTTAGTTGTTGAGCATCAGTATTGACCAGAACTAAATCATCATCTGATAGTGTATGAAGACTTGTACCACTTGCTTTGATTAAGAAACTATCTTCTTTCCATCTTTCAGATACATTTCCTTCACCACAGATAGTATAGTCAGCAATTGTGTGTGCTAAGTCTAGAAGCATCGTTAAGTATTGTAAAAAATTATTTAGAAATTATACTCAGGTATAATAAAAGTTTTGTTTTGATTCCTACAAAATTTTCAATAATGATAATGATCTGTGAGTGATATAAGAAACATAAAAATTCCAAAAAGTATAAAACTTATGAGAATGAATAACATAAAAAAAGGAGTTCAGAGAACTCCTCTTATTTATTTTTAACTTTGTCCTTGTGAATATACAGGTTGCAAAATACCACCGTCCTGATCATCATCATTATCGTGATCCTCATTGAGAATAACGATTAAAGCAAATACAAACAGAACCAAATATAGAAGATACTGAGTATTCACAATGCGTTTCCTCTTGGTAGAACCTCTTCTGGGAACACAAAATTCTCATGAGGTTGGTCTACTGGTGCCATCCAAGCACGAAGTCCTTCATTTAGAAGAATGTTCTTGGTGTAAAAGGTTTCAAATTCTGGGTCCTCTGCGGCACGAATTTCCTGACTTACAAAATCATAAGCACGAAGGTTAAGGGCAAGACCAATGATACCAATGCTGGAAGTCCACAAACCCATGACAGGAACAAATAACATGAAAAAATGAAGCCAACGCTTGTTACTAAAAGCAATACCAAATATCTGTGACCAGAATCGGTTTGCAGTAACCATTGAATACGTTTCTTCTTCCTGTGTAGGTTCAAATGCTTTAAAAGTGTTTGCTTGATCACTGTCTTCAAATAGAGTGTTTTCTACAGTTGCTCCGTGAATGGCACAGAGCAGTGCTCCACCCAGTATACCAGCAACTCCCATCATATGGAAGGGGTTAAGAGTCCAGTTATGGAAACCTTGTAGGAACAGCAGGAACCTGAAGATTGCTGCCACACCAAAGGAGGGAGCAAAGAACCAACTGGATTGCCCCAGTGGATACATCAGAAACACAGAAACAAATACTGCGATAGGACCAGAGAATGCGATTGCGTTATAAGGACGGATACCGACAAGACGAGCAATCTCAAACTGGCGAAGCATAAATCCAATCAGAGCGAAAGATCCGTGGAGCGCCACAAAAGGCCAGAGTCCCCCAAGTTGGCACCAGCGGACGAAATCCCCTTGAGACTCAGGACCCCAAAGTAGAAGAAGAGAATGACCCATAGCATCTGCAGGCGTTGACACAGCTGCCGTGAGGAAATTAGCACCCTCAAGGTAAGAAGACGCCAACCCGTGGGTGTACCAGCTTGTAACAAACGTTGTCCCAGTAAGCCAGCCACCAAGGGCCAAATAAGCAGTGGGAAAAAGAAGTAATCCAGACCAACCCACAAAGACAAAGCGATCTCGTTTAAGCCAGTCATCCAAGACATCGAACCATCCTCTCTGCGATTGTTGTTGTGAAAGTGTTGAAGATACC